AACACGAACCGGTAGTAGCATTGGTGGAACACAAGTTCATCCCGAAACACAAGTTGCTAGAACGTTAAACGATGCTGTTGTAAACAGTAATGTTGACTTAGTAATGGCAGAAATGGATATATGGGGAGATCCTTATTATATTGCAGATAGTGGAATGGGAAATTATCACGCACCGAGCGGCGAAAGTCCAAATATTGATGCTAATGGCGCAATGGATTATCAATATGGAGAAGTTGATGTATTAGTTAATTTTAGAACTCCTATTGATGTAGGCAACGACGGAGAAATGATATTTCCAGAATTAGGCACAAAAGTTGTAGGACAGTTTAGCGGCCTTTATCAAGTTACAATGGTAAGAAATAAAATTAGTCAAAACAAGTTTACACAAATGTTAACAATGCTACGTAGAAGAAATCAAGAAACAGACACTACTGCTGAGCCACAAACACAAAATACAGAAACAGTAGTAGAACAAGGACCGCAGGCTTCTATTACTAATGGTACAAACGGAGCAGCAGGCGTTATTAGTGAGCAGCAAAGAATGCTAAACGAACAAATGGAAGGCTTTGAAGACGAAACTCCAGCAGCAAATAGCACTACTGGTACAGGAGGAACAGCAAATCCTGGAACAAACACAACTCCTACTACGCAACACGGATACGATGAAGTTGGTGTAGTGCCTGGACAAACTCGCAGACCCGGATCAGTTGGTTACGGACAAGGACAAGTTGATCCAAGACTTGCTAGTGCAGCAGGAATAGGTCCTAATAGTGGCAGTCTTGTAGGCGATGACGTAGGAGGAGCATAATGTCAACTGATGCATATTCACAAAATACTGGCGAAGTAAAACGTACAACGTCTGAAGTTGATTCAAATAAACACAATCCCGGACCGTTTATTGCTGTGGTAAAAAATCATCTAGATAGTCAATTTATGGGCAGACTAGAAGTAATGCTTCAAACAAAAAGCGGCAGTGGTAACAGCGAAGACGAACCTGGTAAAACAGTGCCTGTAAGTTATCTAAGTCCTTTTTGGGGTATTACACCTTATAAAGGCGTTACTGAGAATGAAGGTCATCAGTTTAGTCAAAAGAGTTATGGTTTTTGGGGTGTTCCGCCAGACGTTGGCGCAAAAGTACTTGTTATTTTTGCAGAAGGCGGACAAGGCTTTTGGATTGGGTGTATTCAAGAAGACTACACCAATATTCTTACACCTGGTGGTCCTTTTACTAGTACTACTTTTAACACAGAAGATAACACTAAAAAACTTCCAGTTGCTGAACCAAACAAAAAAACTAGTGATGGCACACAACGTAATGTAACAAAAGAATTAAAACCTGTTAATACTGATGCTAAAGCAATATTAGAAACTCAAGGTTTGCTAAATGACGAATTTAGAGGTACAACAACTTCTAGTGCTAGACGCGAATTACCAAGTATGGTTACAGGATTTAGTAGTCCAGGACCAGCAGATAGACGAGAGGGTGCGCCTAAAGTAACTTATGGTGAGAATTTTGCACAATCAGTTGTACCGCAAAACCGCTTAGGCGGCTCTAGTCTAGTATTTGATGACGGCGATGCAACACTTTTAAGAACAAAGCCTGCCGGAGGCCCGGATGGTGCAGCACCTGAATATAAAAATAAAGAAGCAGGCGAAGAAGGCGGAGATCCTACTTTACCGCACAACGAACTTGTACGTCTAAGAACACGTACAGGGCATCAAATTTTAATGCACAATACAGAAGATTTTATCTATATTGCAAACGCTAAAGGAACAACGTGGATTGAATTAACAAGCAACGGCAAAGTAGACATTTATGCAGCAAGTGATGTAAGCATTCATAGTGAAGCAAACATGAATTTTAAAGCCGACGGAAGTATGTATTTTGAAGCAGGTGCAGATATACATATGAAAGCAGGTACAAACATATTTCAAACCACTGGAGCAAATTGGGAAATTAAAGCAGGCGCTGACGGCAAGATAACAACCGCAGCAAACTTAGATTTAAGTTCTGGTGGCGACACAAGATCAAATGCTGCTAATACTCATTGGACAGCAAGTTCGCATACACATACTGGCAACATTGAACAAAATGGCACAGCAGCAACAGCAGCAACAGAAGCGGCTGAAGCAGATCCTAGTAAACGTGTCCCAGAACACGAACCTTGGTTTGGGCACGAACACCTTCATATCGAAGGCGAAGAAGATTATTACGGAAGTGCTACACAAGAAGATGTTGCTGCTACGCCAGATACATTTGCACAAAGCACTACAAGACCTGCAAACTCTACACCTAGCACTCCGCCCCCTGGAACAACACCGGCTGCAACAACAGCAGACCCTGCAACACAGACAGCAGAAGAAGCATCGCAGGGAGTTATACAAACTCCAACATCTACAAGTACAGGTACAGGTCTTGGAGGACTCTTTAGTGGGTTAAGTAATCTAGCGTCTGGAATTAGTAATGCTATTAGTAATCTTACTAATGGAATAACGTTAGGATCTGTAGGAGAATTAACAAGATCTATAGACTTTAATACAATTAGATTCCCAGCAGCACAAACAGTAATTAGAGAAATGGACAGAGTAGCAAGCCCGTCAGAATTAAATAGAGTAATAACTGGCGCTGCAACAGAAATTCAAGGCGTTGCTGGACAAATTGCTCCTCAAGCAGCATCAGCAATGCGCGATTTAAGAACACGTTTAGCAAGGGTAAATACATAAAATGAGTACAGTAGAGAAGAACATATACAAGCAGATTACAGTTCCTAGTAATCAAAAATCACAACCTGTTCCTGAAAGCAGAGCATACAGAGGTATCTCTACAGTAGATCCTGATGCTACAAATGTTGTTCTTTACGATATTGAACTTATTAAACAGGATATTATTAATCATTTCCATATTAGACAAGGTGAGAAATTGTCAGATCCTAAGTTTGGAACAATAATATGGGACGTACTATTTGAACCGCTTACAGATGATCTTAAAGACGCAATAGTACGTAATGTATCTAAAATTATTAACTTTGATCCACGAGTTAATGTAGATCAAATTATAGTTGACAGCTATGAAAGCGGCATCCAAATTGAGTGCGTATTAACATATTTGCCTTACAATATATCAGAATCGATGCGTATGAAGTTTGATGAGAATGCTGGTTTCCTCTCATAAAATAAACTACGCACATAATTAAATCCGCTAAATAGTTTATATGAGAGGAATGAGTAATGTCATCAACAGATAGACAAAATAGATTATTACTTGCTGAAGACTGGAAGCGAGTATACCAAACATTTAGAAACGCTGATTTCAAGAGTTACGACTTTGATAACCTTCGTCGTACAATGATTAACTATCTGCGTCAAAACTATCCAGAAGACTTTAATGATTACATTGAATCAAGTGAATACCTAGCATTAATTGATCTTATTTCATTCCTTGGACAAAACATTGCATATAGAATTGATTTAAATGCAAGAGAGAATTATTTAGAACTTGCAGAACGTAGAGAAAGTGTACTACGTTTAGCTCGTTTACTATCTTATAATCCTAAACGTAATCAAGCCGCAAACGGATTATTAAAAGTTGCTTCGGTGTCAACTACTGAAGAAATTACCGACTCTAACAATATTAATCTTGAAGGACAAACTATTGTATGGAACGATCCTAGTAACCCCGATTGGTTTGAACAATTTACACGAGTAATGAATGCAGCTCTGCCTGTAAACAATACTTTTGGTAGACCTGTAAAATCTGAAACAATTAGTGGAATACCTACAGAGCAGTATCGTTTAAATTCTACAAACAACGAGGTGCCTGCTTATAGTTTTAGTAAAACAATTGACGGAAGAAGTGCAGTATTTGAAGTAGTATCAAGTGACTTTGGTACAAGCGATATTAGAGAAGAAGCACCATTTCCTGGTAACAACTTTGCCTTACTTTATAGAGATGACGGCAAAGGTGCAGCAAGTTCAAATACAGGTTTCTTCTCACACTTTAGACAAGGTAAATTAGATCAAGGTACGTTTAATGTTACTAATCCAAGCACAAACCAAGTAGTTGCTGTTGACGCAACTAATGTTAACCAAACAGACGTTTGGTTGTATAAACTTGATAGTTTAGGAAATGAATTAGAACAGTGGGCTAAGGTTGACGCTGTTGAAGGCAACAACGTAATTTATAATAGTCTTTCAAGAAACGAACGTAACATTTACAGTGTTCTTACTCGTATTGATGATAGAATTAGTTTAATATTCTCAGACGGTGTATTTGGTAATTTACCACAAGGCAATTTCCGTGTTTATTATCGTACAAGTAAAAATCAACGTCTTGTTGTAACACCAGATGATATGAGAGGTATTGCTATCAAAATACCTTATGTTTCTAAACAAGGTAAAGCAGAAACAATTACAATGACCTACGCATTAGGTTATACTGTTGACAATGGAACAGTTAGTGAAACAAGTGCAAGCATTAAACGTAATGCGCCTGCAACTTATTACACACAGAACAGATTAATTACTGCTGAAGATTATCAAATTGGACCACTTACTGTAAGCCAAGAAATTGTAAAAGCAAAATCTTCAAATAGAATTTCAAGTGGTATTAGTAGATACTTTGATCTTACTGATGCTACTGGCAAATATTCAACAACAAACTTGTTTGGTAAAGACGGTGCATTATATAAAGAGTACTTAAACTTAAAAGCAGGATTTAGTTTTGAAACATTAACAGACGTAGAAGGTGCGTTAGTTAATACAGTTGAACCTATTCTTGCAAATATTAAATTAAGAAACTATTATTACGATTCATTTCCAAAACTTTTAGTTGACGATTTAGGATCATCTTGGGTACAAGTTAGTACAGCAACAAATCAAACAACAGGTTACTTTATAAATCCAAATAATGTTAAAGTAAAAGTAGGAACATTTACAGGAAGTAATAATAAATTTATTAAAGTTAATTCTTTATTAAAATTTGAAGCACCAACAGGATATCATTTCTTAAATGGTAAATTAGAAACTGGTGCACCTGATTACAGAGGCGGCTCAACATATAAATGGACAAAAATTATCACTGTAGTTGACGACGGCACTGAGCTTAATGCAGACGGCAGTGGTCCAATTGTTCTTAATGATGTTATTCCTTCAACTGCTAAACTAGTTGAAATTAGAACAGCACTTCCAAAAGCACTTACAAATGACGTTCAAGCGCAGGTTATTAATCAAATATTTGCTTATCAAACATTTGGTCTACGTTATTCACAAGCACAAGGCGAGTGGAGACTTATTACAGAGAATAACCTAGATGCAGTAAATGATTTCTCAACAGGTAAAACTGGTGATACAACTAATCAACAACTAGACGCAAGTTGGTTATTGTTATTTGAAACCGATGGTGAGAAATATACAATTACATATCGTGCAATGCGTTACGTTTTTGAAAGTGATGCAGAAATACGTTTCTATTATGATAGTAGCGATAAAATTTATAACAACTTAACAGGTAAAATTGTTAAAGATAAAATTTCAGTTTTAAACATTAATACACAACCAGATAGTTCAAACCCATTTAATGTTGATTTTGATTGGGAAGTTGTAGAAGAATACAGAGATGTTGAAGGTTATGTTGATAGTAAAAAAATACAAATTAGTTTCTTTGACGACGACGATGACGGAGTAGTTGATAATC